TCACAATCTCTCCTTCAGAGATTGTGAAGTTTGAGTCTTCTAGTTACATTCCTCTTCCATCTGACTGGTTTAACAATAACTCCACAGAATCTATCAGAGAAAACGCTGCTTCAAGCGGACAAATCAAAGTGGTTACTATCACTGATAGAGGAGCTGGTTACGGAACTGCCACATCATATTCCAATGTTCCTGTCAAGGGAGATGGAAGTGGTGCCACGGCAACTGTGACTGTGAATGCTGATGGCAAAATTGAAGCAGTTGATATTGAGAAAGGAGGAAGCAACTATACTTTCGGAACTCTCGACCTTGATGATGTGGGACTGACAAACTCAATCAGTCCAGCAAACTTCAACGTAATCATTCCTCCACAGGGGAATCATGGGTCTGACATTTATAGAGAACTTGGTGGAAACCGAGTCATGCTCTATGCAAGAATGGACAACGATGACACAAACCCTGACTTTATCACTGGAAACCAATTTGCCAGGGTTGGTGTTGTAAAAGATCCTCTGGCATATGATTCAGTTGACATTCTTACTCAGTCTAGAGCGACTGCTGTTGGTGCTTTGAAGGTAACTGCTCAGAACATTGCTGACATCAACTTTGCTCCTGACGCGGTTATCACGCAGACCATTGGTCTTGGTTCTACTGCTGTTGGCAGAGTTATTTCATGGGATAGCACCACAGGTGTTATCAAATATTGGCAAGATAGAACTTTAGGAATCGCCCAAACTGCTGGAGAACTTCCTGAGTTTGGCAATACACTTTTAAGATTCCAAAATTCACTGACTGATGATACAAACGGCGATTTTGCTGTTGATGGTGGAACGGCAACAGTTGCCATTGATACGGCGTTTAGTGGTATCACAACCACAATAAATAATCGTACTTACAATCTTGGACAAACCTTTGAACTTGGTGTATCAAATCCAGAAGTACGAAAGTACACAGGCGATGTCATTTATGTGGATAACAGACCTCAGGTAACTAGGTCGGTTAACCAAAAGGAAGATATCAAAGTCATTTTAGAATTCTAAAGAAATGCCCCTAAGAACGAACCTCAACTACAATCCATATTTTGACGACTTTGATCCCGATGATAAGTTTTATCGGGTTCTTTTCAAGCCAGCGCATCCAGTTCAGGCGCGTGAATTGAACAATGTGCAGTCTATGCTGCAAAACCAAATTGAACAATTTGGTAATCATTTCTTTAAGGAAGGTTCCAAGGTTATTCCTGGAAACGTTTCTTACAATAATGGATATACCGCACTCCAGATTGAATCTGACTTCAATGGAGTAGATGTTGAAACCTACTTAGAACAGTTAGACGAACTTAAGATCAAGGGGGCTACGTCTACTGTTGAGGCTGAGGTTGTTGATTTCTTATTTGCTGAGTCGTCTGACAGGGGTGTAACGACTCTCTACGTTAAGATGGAAGATGATGGTGATGATGACGAGGGAAATAATCAGGCATTTAAGGATGGAGAAAATCTCATCCTTGCAGAAGATAGTATTGAATATGCTGGCAACGTAATTCCAGTTGGATCACCGTTTGCTAAACTTATTGCTAACAACGCTGTAGAGACTGGTTCTGCAGTTGAGGTTCAAGATGGTGTATATTTTGTCAGAGGACACTTCATTGATGTTGACGAACAGTCAATCATCCTTGAACAATATTCAAATGATGGATCTCATAGGGTTGGTCTCTTCATTGAAGAAGAGATTATCACTGCCTATGATGATGAGTCTCTGCTCGATAATGCTCAGGGATTCAACAACTATGCTGCTCCTGGTGCTGATAGACTGAGAATCGAAGCGACTCTCGGTAGAAAGGACATTGAAGATTTCGACGATGCAAACTTCGTCGAATTGATGCGAATCAAAGAAGGCGAGGTTCAAGAATTCCAAGCCGAAAACCCGATGTATAAGCACATTCGGGATGAGATGGCTCGTAGAACCTACGATGAGAGTGGGAACTATTATGTCAAAGCGTTTGACTTTGAAATAGAAGAGTCTTTAAATGACTTCAAAGGCAACGATGGTGTATTTGACCCCAATGAAGAAACTGATGAGGGGGCAACTCCTACCGATGACCTTATGGTCTATGAACTCGGTCAAGGAAAGGCATATGTAAAAGGATATGAAATTGAGAAATTAAGCACTAGTAATATTGATGTCAACAAACCAAGAGATACTTCTACCGTAGATATTGAGCAAGTTACTATTGATGTTGGACCTGTATTGAAGGTTCATAATGTTTATGGAGCACCAGTAGTAGGATTTGGAACCACCATCACACTTCAGTTCCGTGATGATCTTGTTGGTTCTGTTAGTACAACTGCCTCTGGTAATGTCATTGGTGAAGCTCGTGTATATGACTATCACCTCCTTGATGGAATTCACGAGGACCAGACCACTCAATATGCTCTGCGTCTTTATGATATTGATAACTACGCCAAAGTTACGTTCCAAGGCACCTTAGAGGATCTTCCCATTAAGGATGGAACACACATTGAGGGTGAGCAAAGTGGTGCTAATGGATTCGTAGTTGGTCCTGTTGGCGTAACCACCACTGGAATCTCCACGATTACGATCAGACATGCTGAAGGAACATTCAAAGTAGGTGAGACTATTGAGATTGATGGAGAAGACAATGCTCTGACTGTCTCCATGTTTGAGAATCTCAGCATTAACAAAGCAAAATCAGTATTCCAAGGTTCATCTGTTGGAATTAATACATTCAATGCTGACTTGGTTCTTGGTTCTGCAAAACTTTTTGTTGGAGAAGACTATACCATCTCCGCAGAATCTGGTGGCATTTCAACCATTGTATCTAACAAACCAATTGGGGTTACAACTGCTGGAACTTCTCTTGCATTCCAATTAGAAGGAAATTCTGATCCCACTCTCGTTAATGTCGTTGGAACTTCTAAATCAGAAGCTGGTGTATATAAGATTGAAATTAGCGGAATCACCACTGTTGCAAAAATCTTCCAGGGTGGTCTGCCACAAGCACAAACTAAGATCACGCAACTCATTGCTCCAAGAGCAGAGTATGAACCAAAGGATGAAAACACTCTTTACGAAATTCTTCATAAGTCTCCAGCGACTAACATTCAACTGAATGGTTCTGATATCTTTATTAGAAAGTTCTTCAATGGAGTCTCTGTTGCTGAAAACGCAGCAGCATTGCCTCAGGCAGAGAATGACTTCTTCTATCAACCATTCCAGAATGATAGATATGTTCTCGCATATTCTGACGGTAGTATTCAACCACTGGCAAGAGGAAATGTATCCATCTCCACTGACGGAAAGGATGTAACTCTGGTTGGTCTCTCTAAGACTACAGACTCCAATGCCATTGCATTTGCCACTCAAAAGAAATTTAATATCAAGGCTAAGAAGAAGATCTTCAACCCCGTCAATATCCTGACGATCAACAGATCTAGCAATCCTTCTTCTGGTATTGGTAGTACCACTTTGAATGATGGATTGATCTATGATCCTAACTATGCATATGGTACTAGAGTACAGGATGATAGAATTTGTCTTCTGAAACCAGATATTGTTGACATTTATGCTGTCATTGAGTCGAACGACGCTGATGATCCTGATCTGCCTAAGGTTGAGTTTGATAGTCTGAATGGACCTAGCAGTGATACCAGCGATCTAATCGTTGGAGAAGAACTATTTGGTGAGACTAGTGAAGAAGTCGCTTTAGTTGTTAGAATTGATAGTTCTACAGAAATCAGAGTAGTTATGCTCTCTGATGGCGAACTCCGTGATGGTGAGCAAATTACAGGAAGTAAGTCTGGTGTTCGTGGTGCCGTTAAGGACTTTACCAAAGGTGCCAAGGATATTAAAGATTCTTACAAACTTGATAGTGGTCGTAGAAGAGACTTCATGAACTACGGTGTTCTTGAACGAGTAGAGAACAAAGCAGATGATGAAGAAGCAACTGGTGGTCAGGCTCAAAGAGGGATGTCAATCCCAGACAACCGTCTGACAATTATCTTCTCTACGTTTGATATTGAAGAGGGTGACACTGGAGAACTCATCACTGCATCCAGTTATGCTGAAGAGTTCTACAAAGAAGAAGTTGGATTTACTCAAGACGTAAGACAGTGCGACATCATTGACTATCGTCCTAGAGTCGGTGCATATGATTTGTCTAGCACACTGTCTCCTCTTGATCAGAAGAGCAGGAACTTTGCAGTCGCTGGACTTTCTGCTCCTAACATTCTGGTGTCCGATGAGCAGATTCAAGTCACCTATGACTATTATCTGTCTAGAATTGATAGATTGTATCTCACCCCAGATGGTGACTTCCAAGTCATTAAGGGTCAGTCTGCTGAAGATCCAGAACTCCCAGAGGGTCTTGATGATGGATCAATGGAAATCGCGTCTATTGGTCTCCCAGCATACCTGTTTGATGTAGACGACGCTAAGATTACTCTGTCTGAGCATAAGCGTTATACCATGAAGGATATCGCTGAACTTGAGCGTAGAATTAAGAATCTTGAATATTATTACAAACTGCTCATGGAAGAGCAGGAGGCGATGAATCTTAAGATCACGTCTCTTATCAAGGCAGACGCTGATGATCCGTCTGGTGGTGGAGAGAAAGATCCAGTGGCACCAGCGGTTGAGAGACCAAAGGCAGGTGTTATCGTAGACTCTTTCCAAGATTTCTTAACTGCTGATCAGGAGGATCCAGAATTCAAGTGTGCCATTGACAAGGAAGAAGGTGAACTGAGACCTAAGCACTTCACCAGAATTCTTCCTCTCCAGTTGGCACAAGATGGTATCATTCTGGATGAGGATGATAGCGATGATGCCTCTGATAAGAATGATATCAAAGTTGTTGACTTCGATGATACTGATGATGGAGATACTCCAGAGGGTCTGAGAAGAACTGGCGATGTTCTGACGCTTGACTATCAAGAAGTTGAGTACATGAGCAATCCGTTTGCTACCAGAACTGTTAGAATCAATCCATTTAGAATCACTTACTGGTTCGGTAGATTGAGAGTATGGCCTAGAACTGACAACTGGGTATCAACCAAGAGATTCAAGGTCAGAAATGCTGATCTCTACGGTGACTTTAGAGCACAGAGACTTCTTATCGGAATCGGTGCTCAAATGGGTTACAATGAAATCATTTGGGGATCCTGGTTGGATGAACTGATTGGTCGCCGCCGTAGATTTGGTAGAAGAATCAGAACCATTGGTGGTAGAAAAGGATATAGAAGAAGAGTTCCGAAGTGGTGGAACGAAAGAAGAGGTAACATTGGTAGAATTGCCAGAAAAGCAATTCGTAGAGCACGCAAGAGAGCAATCATCAGAACTGGAATCGCAGCATTCCGTGCCAGAAAGGCTCTGCGTGGTGCTATTGCTAGAAACCTTAGCAATATTGAGGATAAGTATTTGGCATCAGGGTCAGGTACGAGATACATTCGGAGCAGGAACTTCCGTCTGAGAGGATCTCGTATGAGACCCAGAGCAAGAGTCTGGTGCTATATCAATGATAAGCAGATGACTGGATTCACAACTCCAAAACTCCTCAGAATCAGAATGAGAAGAGGTGTATTCAGAGTTGGTGAAAGAGTCGTCGGTTACATGCCACGTCGTAGAAGAAGATGGGGTTGGCCTAGAAGACACGCTAAGATTGTCTTCAGAGTGGCACATCCTAGACATAGATATGGAAACATCAGAACGGGTCAGACTCGTAGATGGAGACGTAATCCCAATCAGAGAGGAAGAAAGTACAAACTGGGTCTTACTTACAGAAGAACTGGTTATGGAAGAAACAGAATTATTCCTAAGAGATATACTTCTTCTTCCCGTTTCCTGAACGTTGACTTAGGAACTCTGTCAAACAGCAGAAACCCAAGATACTATGGTTATATTGCCCCTGGAATGGTTCTTCGTGGTCAGTCCTCTGGTGCTATTGCCAGAGTCGTACATAGAAGACTCAAGGTCAGAAGAGGTGGTGTGATTGACCTGTCCGTCTTTATTCCTAACCCAAGATGGAAACCCAGAAAGTTCAAGTCTGGTCTGGTCGAATTCAGACTGTCTTCTAACAGAAGAAACAGATGGAGAAGAAGACCAAGAACTGAGGCAGTGCATACTGTTCTGTGCGATGGTGCAGTGAATAAGGTCACTCCAGTAGGAACTGGTTTGTATCCGTTCATTAGATATCGTGCAAGGTGGTATAACGGAATCTTTGTTGGTAGACATAGAGCTGCTTACAAGATTGCTAGAAAATCGCTCAGAAGGCAGATCAACCTGTTGACTGGTAACGCTGCTAACCCGAATACGTTTGGAGTTGGTGGTAGAGGTCAGAAAGCAAGAATCAGAAATAGAATTCTTGCTCAAAGAGTTGCTAGAAGGGCAGGTCAAATTCTCTATCGTTCTGCTATCAGAGCAGAAAGAAGAAGAGCTGCGATTAGCAGAAGACTTGTCAAGAGAGGTTATCTCAGAGATCCTCTGGCACAAACATTCACTATTGATGAGCAACCAGGAATCTTTGTAACTAAGTTCGATCTCTACTTCCAGAGAAAGGACAAGAGATTCAGTGTTACTGCTGAACTCCGCACCTGTGAAAATGGTATTCCAACTGACATCGTTGTCCCTGGAACCAGAGTCGAGATTCCACCCGATGATATTCGCAGATCTCGCTACGCTAGAAACAAAACTGAAGTTGACTTTGAAGAACCAGTATTCCTGGAAGGTGGTAAAGAGTACGCTCTCGTCCTCGATACCGACTCTAGAAGATACAGAGTTTGGATCTCAAGAATGGGTGAGATCGACGTTACCATTAGAGATGATGAAGTCCTCAGAGACCGTAGAGGCAGATCTATCTTTGTAAGAACTGCTGGTTATGTTGATTACACTAGACTTAATCGCCGCGAAAGAAGAAGACTTGGTGCTTCTCGTGCCGCTGCAACTCAAGAGAGAGGTGAATTTGTAGATAGACTCAGAAGAGTTCGTAACCGTCGTGGTCCTGGCGGCATCACAGCAAGAGTTGTTGAAGATGCTGGCAGAAGAGACATCGCAAGAGGTGCTGAGTTCCGTGTTCGCGGTCGTTTGGTCGAGACCAGAAGAGGTCTTAGATTGAGACTTGAGAGAAGAGGAACTGGTCGTAGAAGAAGAGTCTATCTGAGAGCAATCCGTCGTGTTAACCGTCGTAAGGTTTCACAACAACCGCTGTCAGGACAGCTCTTTAGATCACAAGCAGCAGGAATGTGGACACCTAGCAGATTGGAAGATCTGAAGTGGACTCTCTATAGAGCACAATTTGATACTAGCAATCCTAGAACTGCTACTTTCTATAACACTCCATTGAATAGAGGAAACAGAGGTATTGTCTCTCTGGACAAGAACCCAATCAGAACTCTTCATGCAGCAGGTAAGATTGTTCTCTCACAACCACTGTCTGGAATTGAAACTGGTTTCCTGAAGCGCGGTGTTGTTATCAAGCAACCAGCGAATCCAAACTTCAGAGCAGTTATTCATAGAGTTGAATCTGGCGTAATTGAAAGTGATGCTGCTATCACTATCGTTAAGGCAGGTGTTGGATTTACTCCAACATCAGGTGTTGCCACCTTCGTTGGTGTTGCCTTTACTACCCTCAACGCATGGGGAATTAGACATAGGCAGGGAGAACAACTTGTCGGTGATGTAACGGTCACTGACGGTTCTATCACTAATATTGATGTTACTGCTGGTGGCAGAGATTGGCAGAAGAACGAACTGGTTGGTATTTCTTCCATCGGTGGTCTTGGTGATGGACAGATTGGTAGAGACTTCTTAGGTCGTGTTACTGGAATTAGTTCTGGAATCGTTCTCAGAGTTGGAGATGTCTATGGCATCCCAGAAACTGGTGCTACTGGATCTGCATCCTCTCTGTCATTCAGAACTCCTGTCGGTATCATGAGTGCTCTTGCGACTGGCATTGCTGTCTCAGCATTTAATAACTACAGATACTGGGGTGGTGAAACTATGAGAGTATATGCCAGAAATCATGGCATGTACGATAGAGACAATAGAGTAAGACTCCGTGGAATTGATCCTGACAGCAGACCAAGAAAGATCAGATTTGATGTTGACTCAATTGGTAAGGATGATATTACCGTACAAGGTAGTATGAATATCTTCAACACATTTGAAAGAGTTGGCGTTAGCACAACTAACCCTGGTTATGTATTGATTGGTGATGAGGTTATTGAATATACTGGTGTTGACGGTCAGAAGTTGGTTGGCATCACCGCTCGCGCTATGGATTATACCAGAAGAGACTATCATGAGGCAGGTGAGGAAATTTACAAGTATGAACTTGATGGTATCTCTCTGAGAAGAATCAATACTGAGCATGATCTGATTCCGAATCAATATTCAAGAAGTCAACGTGAGTCAACCAGACTCAGATCTGACCATAACTGGTTTGACATTGATATTGATCTTGAGAAGAAGGGTATTGACAGAACTGGTAATACCAGTCTCCCAAGACTCACTTTCAGAAAAGGTAAGAGATGTGGCGGAGAAGATGGAGTTCTGACTCAGAACTGGACTTACTCTTCTATCACTCCAAACTTCCATAACCTCGTATTCCCGAATACTAAGATTAGTGGAAGAATGAGATCTGTTACTGCCACAAGTATTGATGGTAGAGAGAACTCATTCGATGATGCTGGTTATCAACCAATTGAATGGGGTACGATCAACGAGTTGGATACTCTCAGAATGATTCCTTCCAGACTGAATGAGGTTCGTCAACTTGATTCAACCGTATTCCCAGGTAAGAGATCATTCACCATGGATGTGACTCTGGAGAGTGCTGATGACAAACTGTCACCAGTCATTGACCTGGATAGAGCATCTGTTGTTCTTACTGACAATATTATCAACAGACCTTATGGCAACAGATACGCTGGTAACAAGCGTGTCTTCAAAGGAAAGGGTCGTGATTCTCATGAATTCATCTATGTAAGTAAGGCTCTTGATCTCCCAACCAGTGCCACCGCACTTCAAGTCAGACTTGAGGCATACTTCCCGCCGAGAGCAGACATCAGAATGGCATACAACATTCTCAGTGCTGGCAATGAAGACAATGGTCTTTACACTCTGTTCCCTGGATATAAGAACCTCGACTCCAAGGGCAATATCATTGACGAGGCAAGAAATGATGGAAGACCAGACAAGAGTGTTGCTAGATCTGAGAAAGATGAGTTCCAAGCAATGAAGTTTAGCGTTGACAATCAGGCACCATTTACTCAGTTCAAGATTAAGATTATGTGTTCTTCGACTAACCAGGCAGATCCTCCAAGACTCACTGGTCTGAAAATTATTGCTCTGGTGTAACCTATGAAAGATGAAGCCTTTGAATACGAACCCATTGAAAATCTAGAAAATTGGGGGAGAGACCCGAGAACGGGTCTCTTATGTAACTTCGATGAAGATGCAATTGAAGAATATAGAGAATGGAGAGCTGCCATGGAAGAAGCTTCTGTGGCAAGAGGTGAAAGAGCTAGACAGCAAAAGAGAGAGCAGCAAGCAATTAAACATGATGTTGACTCTCTCAAAGATGATGTTACTGAAATCAAATCTTTATTAAAAGATCTAGTACAAGGACTAAAGAACGATGTCTAGTAGAACAATCACATTTGATACGGCATCAGATGCGGTTCCAAACGCAAATCTGGTGATTAATACTGGTGCGAGTTTTGAAAATACTTTTACTGTAAACACTCCTGCTGGTTCTGCTTTTGATCTTACAGGATATAGTGGTTCTGCACAGGTCGCTAAACATGTTGGGGCAGCTGCCACCGCAACATTTACTGTAGGGTTTACAAGTGCCTTTGATGGCAAAATCAAAGTTTCAATGTCATCCACTGACACTAGAACTTTAAGTGACGGTAGACATTACTATGATGTACTGGTAAGTCTTGGTAGCACCGTTTATAGAATTGTTGAAGGATCTATTGATGTTCGCCAGGGCATTTCATCTGCCCCCTAAATAAGACAGGAGAACTGTAAAAAATGTCTCAACCCGCCTCCAGACAACAATTAATTGACTATTGTCTAAGGAGATTAGGCGCTCCAGTGTTGGAAGTCAACGTCGCTGACGAACAGATTTCCGACCTAGTTGATGATGCGATTCAATATTTTCATGAGAGACATTTTGATGGTGTGATCCAAACCTACATGAAGTATCAGTTCACTCAGGAAGATATTGATCGTGGTAGGGCAAGGGATGGAGCAAAAGCAGGCATTACGACAGAGACGGTAAATGAAACTGTTGGGGTAACAACCTCATTTACCTTTGAAGAGAATAGCAATTATATTCCCGTTCCGTCATCGATCTTAGGGATCAATAAAGTATTCAGATTACAAGCATCTTCCACTATCAGTGGTTCGATGTTCAGTGTCAAGTATCAACTATTTCTGAACGACATTTACTTCTTCGATTCACTTGATCTTCTGAACTACTCAATGGTTCAGTCCAAGTTGTCCGATATTGATTATCTCCTGAATCCTCTCAAGCACTTCAGATTCAGTCAGAGACAAGACAGACTTTATATTGACATGGATTGGAGTGAAATCAGTGCTGGAGACTATGCAATTATTGATTGTTGGAGATTACTTGATCCAAATACTCACACGAGAGTTTACAATGATTCTTTCCTCAAACAGTATCTGACTATTCTGATCAAGAAGCAGTGGGGACAGAATCTGATCAAATTCCAAGGCGTCAAACTCCCAGGTGGAATTGAACTAAACGGTAGACAAATTTATGATGATGCTCAAAGAGAGATGGACACTTTGATGGAGAAGATGTCAAATACTTATGAACTTCCTCCCCTTGACATGATCGGGTAATGGCTTTAAATCCTTTCTTCAAACAAGGAACAAGAGGCGAACAAAGTCTCATTCAGCAGTTGGTCAACGAACAACTGCGAATGTATGGTGTTGAGGTCCACTATATTCCTAGAAAATATATTACGACCAACACGGTAATCAGAGAAGTAATTGAATCTCAGTTCACCGATGCATATCCTATTGAAGCATATGTAGAGAACTATGATGGGTATGAGGGTCAAGGAACTCTGCTCTCCAAGTTTGGTATTGAAAATTCAGATGACCTGACTCTGACAGTATCAAAAGAAAGATTTGAAGAGTATATCTCACCTTTACTTAAGAACGAAACCAACGCTAGATTAACCACAAGACCCAAAGAGGGTGACTTGATTTATTTCCCACTGGGAGATAGATTGTTTGAAATCAAGTTCGTAGAACATGAAACTCCGTTCTACCAACTCCAGAAAACTTATGTCTACACTCTGAAGTGTGAACTGTTCAGACCTCAGGATGAGGTTCTGGATACCAATATTGAAGAGATTGATAATAACTTGGTAGAGACTGGATACATCCAAACTCTCTCGTTGTTCGGCATCGGTTCTACTGCTACTGCCACTGCAACATTTACCAACGGCGGTCTCAGAAATATCACCATTCTTGATAGTGGTTATGGATATACGAGCACCCCAGTCGTCGCTATTAGCACGTCACCAGGAACTACAGCGAGTGCTGTTGCAATTACAACTTATAGGTCTGGACTAGGAACTTCTCGTTCGATCGATAGAATCGAACTAACCAATCCTGGAGCTGGATACACTGTTCCACCTTCTGTTGTATTCCAAGGTGGTGGCGGAACTGGAGTTGCTGTAACAGTAGGTATTGCCACTACTGGTGGTGTTGGTATCATTACTGTCTCCAGTGGTGGTGCTGCATACTCTGCTGATAATCCACCGACAATCACATTCTCCGCACCTCTTTCTGGAAGCACTGCTATCGGAACTGCCATCGTCAG